TGCTCTTGGAGCGCTTGGGTGGCAGCTTGTTGCGCTTGTTTGTACGAATTGAATCGACTACTTTCCACAGCGTAGCCAAGATAGCCAGCCACGCATAAAGATAAAGCAAAAAGTCCAATTTTGACACTGTCAAGTACTCCTAATGGAAACATTACTCACCGCCGGGTTCTGTTTTGGATTTCATCATGGTCGACGCCCCACCCGCTGCCGAAACAATTCCCAGAGCCTCCGCAAGTTCTCTAAGGCTGATCTGCGACGTGGACACCTCGAAAGCAGCCAAAGCAATAACAGTGATGGTACCAAGTAACCAAGTAACTCTACCGATATCATACGTCTGATTATCTTTGCCAGTTAACAGTTGCTTGAGAAATGTTCTCATTTGCGAAGAGCATCAAGTTTATCCTCGATACGGTGAACTGCTTTTAGCACCTCATCCCAGCGGCTTGCAAAGTCTTCTTTTTTGACGTAGTTGTCTGCTAGGTGTGTCCGGATGTCGGTTAGGTCGTCTTTCAGATCCTGAACAGCGTTCCAAAGTTCCTTGCAGAACCAGCCGATGGCTACACAAATTAAAGGTAGCACTGTGTTGATGAGGGTTTGGAGATCCATGGTTTAATACTTTCCTTCTTCATTCATAGCATACTTTTCTACATTTTCAAACTCACCCCATTTACCTAATGGACATTTAACATTAGGCATCAAACATTTAATTCTCATAAAACAACTACATTGTTTGCAAATTGATGTATTTTGATTTAAAAACTCACAAGATTTGCAAACTGCATATCTTTTTAAAGCTATTTCCATCATGCTGGCAATATAACAGGTTGTGGTTGATTGGTTGTAACTATTCCTGTTGCTGGGTCATAAGTAAATTCAATTCCACCAAATCCTACTTTTTCAACTAAAACATAGGCAGTAGAAGGAGAAGTCATTTCCCAAATCATCGCTGGAGTTGTTGCTTGAATAAGCTGAATAGAATCTGATGGTGGTTGCCAATCAACAGTATTACCATCCCAAATTACAACATTAGTAACTACATTGTTTTCAATTATTAAATAATTTTGAGTTGTCATTTTATTTCCTTTTTACCATTCAAAAACTACTAAACCGCTACCGCCATTTTGACCACCAAAATTACCATGAGTACCACCAGCACCAATTGTTACAGACAATGTATTACCTGAAGTTAAACCAGTTAAATAAGTAATTGCCATACCACCAGCACCACCTCCTGGACCGCATCCACCCTGACCATCACCACCTTTTCCATATTGACCATAAGGGCTATTAAAGTTTGGTGGTTGACCATTTGTATTTGCAAAAGCGGAACCATAAGTAGGTTGTGCTTCAAAGGTTAAATTTAATGATCCTCCTGATGCACTACCTCCTGTTAAATTTCCACCACCACCACCGCCACCAGTAATAGTGGAAATTGATTGGCTTCCTGATGAAACAGTAGTATTGCCCCCTCCATTTGACCCTGAACCAGTTCCTCCACAGTCGTAGTACCCACCAGCACCACCAGCGCCTAAAACAGTAACTTTAAGTCTTGTAATTCCACTAGGAATAGTAAATGTTCCGTTTGAGGTAAATACTTGACCGCCAATTCCCGGATGATAAGTTGCGGCAGTTGTTTGTATTGTGGCGTCTGGAAAAGTTACTCCTGTACTACCCATTGATGTTGACATAAATTAACTCCTAAAAATTAAGGTGTACCGCCAGCAGTTTCACTGCCGAGTGTAATAAAGTTGCCAGAAGCGTCAATAGACGCAATGGTTGTGCTGCCGTATTTAATCAACAACTTGCCACCAGACTCTGTAATTGTGAAGTTGGTAGTGCTGTGATTTGTTGCAGTTACCGTAGTTGCACTGACTGTAGAAGAACTAACAGATCCATTAACCAGCAAATTGCCTGCGCCGGCGTCTGTACTTGTTCCTATAGACACACCACCAGCGGTAGAGATTCGCATACGTTCAACAGTAGCAGCTTTAAATACTACTGGGGCACCTGCGTCAGTGCCGAATACAAGCAACGTATTTGTTTGGTCCCAGTACATCTGGGCTTTTTCAGTGCCATTGTTGTATAATGATAGTGTAGTAAACTGCTGCCCACCATTATCAACGGAAAGGTTATTTGAGTTACCGCCTTTGACGTACAGTGTCGCTGGTGTAGCAGTTGATCCAATAGATACGTTACCACTAGCATCTTTGTAAAACTGGCCAGAACCCAAGTTAACAATACCAGTACCGCCAGTAAGAGTAGTGGAATATGTAATGCTTGTTGCACTCACATAACCACCGGATAAGTTGGTTGCGGTGTAAGACGTTGAACCAGAGTATCCACTAAAACCCGACGCACCCGCTGATCCGTTTTGACCAGAGTAGCCACTAATACCACTGTAACCAGAAGCTCCAGATCCGCTGTAGCCAGAAAAGCCGCTGTATCCCGAGATGCCTAAAGAACCACTAGAACCATTAATACCGCTGTATCCAGAAAAGCCGCTGTAACCTGAGATGCCAGAGCCGCTGTAACCAGACACGCCAGAGCCACTATAGCCTGAGTAGCCAGAAAGGCCGCTGTAACCAGACGTTCCGTTAGTTCCTGTCCCGCCACTGTATCCGCTGTAGCCACTAAAGCCACTTGTGCCGGACGCTCCGGTACTAGATGACCAGTAAAAGCCGCTGCCGTTGTATCCTAGGTACGTGCCAGAGGTTCCGGGCGCCGCCATAAAAGTAGTAGAACTTACACCATTTTGGTATGGAATTTGACCTGATGTTCCACCAGAAAGATTGGTTGCGGCCACAGCACCTGCTGCAGAGGCAAGTAAAGTCACAGCACCACTGGTGTTTTTAAAATACAACTTGCCGTCAGTGATGTTGATAGCCAACTCGCCACTGACAAGGTTACCCGATGTAGGGGCTACTCCTGACGTTGAGCTGTAGTAAAGACTAAGCGGTGTATAGCCGGATTGGGCCATAGTTTATTCCTCTAAATATTTTAAAACTTCTTTTGGTTTTACAAACCGGTCGTTTTTATGCTCGGTGGCTTCCCACCAAATAAACTGATTTTCTACTAAACAAGACCGGTCTTTTAGTAGGTTAATATTTTCTGGATGTCCAAAGATCAACGGATCAGATGGGCCCCATAACACAATTCCTTTTTTGCCTTCGTCCCACCCTAGGTGCTGGATGAAACTGTCAATGCTAATCCAAATCCGGCACTCTTTTAGCAGCGTGCGTAATTCTAGTATTGGTAGATTTTTTCTAAAATCTGGTACCAACTGTGTTTCGCCTTCTACACCTACTTGAATAATTGGCTCTTTTATTTGCTCAATAAGCTCTTTCCAGTATGGATAGTTTTTTGGGTTTAAATTACCCGTTCTGAGCTTTTGTGCATACGGTGCTATGATAATCATAGGTACATTTTCCTGTATGCGTTTTCTAAACTATCTTTCCATTTCCACTGGTCCATCTTTTTGTATATATTCCAAGGATCAATATCGCCAAATATTTGGTGTGCTTGGGCTATCGACTTCCCGGGAACCACTTCAGGGTAGCAAGTAAACACTTCAGCATTGGGTATTGAAGGAAGTACATGACTGAATACAATATGGTCACCAAGACCGCAATTAAGAACCACAATGGTTTTATCACGGTATCTAAGAATATTTCTAAAAATCTGTTCATCATGTTCATATAGTTCCTGCTTTGTCTCGCTACGAATCCCACCTTCGGGGTTCTTCATGTGCCAAGTTACTGCGTTCGGTACTACTAAAATCTCATATCCTTTTTGATGCAGTCCATAAGTAAAAAGTGTCTCTTCTCTGTGAGCTACCCTTGACAAACCAAGATTATAGTCACACACGCCAGCACGATATAAGAAAGAGCAGTGTAGATGTTCAACTTGTTTTGCCCTTTCAATCTTGCCCCATTGGATATTTGGCTCAGAGTCAATGTTGTCAATTTTGCCAGTTACTTTACTTGTGTCTGGCATATATGGCGGAGTCAGTACAGAACCACCTACTGCACCAATGTTATTATCTACTCCGTTGGCGTAGTAATACAGTCTTTCCAGTACGTTAGGCTCTGGTATTGCGTCGTCATCACAGCGCCACACCCACTCATATCCCATGCTATTGGCACGTTGGTGAATGTGGTGCTGACCTTTTTTGTCAGCAAACAACCACTCCCACGCAATACCCTTGATGTCTAACATCTGGAAAAAGTACTGGTAAATCATCTCACCGCGCATGTCTTGCGGCTCGTCGTTATCATCAAAGATGACCAGTTTATCCACTGGTCTTGTCTGATTGATAATGGCATTTAAAACCAAGGGCAGGGTTGTGAAGTACCGCCCCCGTGTTGCCACGGAGCACAGTACCTTACTCACTAGCTGTCCACCTACAGATCATCAGGTTGCAAGGATTCTCAGGTGTGATGTCCTGCGGCACATCTGATATGTCACCGTTGTGGTTAATATAAGCAAACGTAAATTCAGGAAAGTCTTTTTCTGTCAAACCGTGCAGCCTGTGATGCTCACCCCAAAAACCTTTTGGCTCGTTGTGTGGCACCGTAATTAACAATCGCTTGCAGTGCTGCTTTAACTTCTCAACAATTTCCAATCCGTTGTCAAGGTGCTCAATCACCTCAAACGCAACAATGTTGTCATATTGTGCTAGGGCAAACTGGTTAATGTCTGCCTGATAAAATTCTGTGTTGTACGACTCCCACTGCTGCTCTTTGGCTACCTCTACAATGATTGGGTCGTAGTCTAGTCCAGTGTACACAATACCAGGGTCAAAGAACTGCCTTCCGTATCCTGTAGAGCAACCGATCTCTAAAACTGTATTACCCACTAAATTCTTTGCCGCCCACTCGTAGCGCTGTGTCTCCCTTGGAAACACGGGATCGCCCTTGAGGAACACTGCTCGCTCGTAGTTGTTTGACAACAAGAAGCGGTAGTGGTCTGGATTGTACTTTTGAGCTAACTTTAGCTCGTTTAAGAAAAATGTATTCTTCCAGTCTTTTACCAGCTCTGGGTCGTCCATCGTACCCTCGGCCTTGTGGTAGATTGGAAACGATCCGTCGTTAAAGTTTGCCTCAATCTTAAAGCCTAGCTTTTCAGCCTTGTAGCAAAACTCAATGTCCTCGCAGCCGCCTGTATCGTATGACTCGTTCAGTAATCCAACCTCGTCAAACACCTTGCGGTTAATCATTACACAAAAGAACACCGCAAAGTTGCGCTGGGTAATTGGTGAGAACTGAGTCCAAACCGCATTAATGTCGCCAGTGTCTAGCTTTTCTAACCAATTGCTGTCTAGTATGACCGTGTCGTTATTTAGCAGGACAATCTTGTCAGCTTTGCAGCGCTCAATACCAGCGTTTGTTGCCTTTGCAAACCCAATCGGTTTGTCATTCCAACACATCCTAAAGTGCGGTACGGCTGTTTGTAGGTAGTCTAGATAGGCCCTGGTGTTGTCTGTGCAGCCGTTTGCGCTGATAATCAGCTCAACGTCGTCCATGTTACTGTGCTTGATTACCGAGTCTACACAGGGCTTTAAGTACTTCTCACAGTGATTGTACGTGGGTATTACTACGCTATATTTTTTCATTTTTTCCTATAAAGTTCATACGAACTTAAGTTGATTAATTCTATATCTACTTATGCAAAAAATAGCATAAAAACTGCCTTAAATTGGGTTGTCCTACAACTACTAATACGCAAAAAAGCTATTTAGCGGCCTAAATTATGCTACAGTTGAAACTATTGGAGCGGGAGGTAATGGAGATACAAATACGGCGTTCCAAAAAGCCTGTACCAATGCGCATTCCTGAGAAATATTACTCGATGCCGTTAATGAGTATGTGTTTGTAGATGTAATTGGCGCAACAGATGGATCACTATCCGTAGTTACAGAGGTCCAGGTAACAAAAATAGTATCGGGTTGTTGTAATGGCACCAATGTTGCGTTAGCAAAATTTACGTAAGTTAATGTGGTTGTGGTTGTTTTGGACATTTATTATTCCGGTCTATTAAGTAACGCACCAGACTCAATTTGATTTTGTATCAAATTTTTAAGTTTTTCTATTACTTTTAACTGGTGCTCTTTAGTAAATTCCATGTTTAATTCTGCAAAAATACGTGTTGTTCCCGGTACTACTAAAGATAAATCATAATTATCTTCATGTACAACGCCGTTATGTGTAAACTTTAAACGTGCTTTTGCGCTGGCTTCATCGTGTGAAATTATTTCTAAATTCATTTTGTTAGGCCTTCAATAATTGCTTCTAGTTTTTTAATTCTTTCTCCCAAAAGCGCAACTTTGTCGTCTGTCATTTTTGATGTTACAGCTAATACTGCGGCAGTTTCACCATAGTCTACCGACAAAGTGCCGGTGCCGGTAGCAATTTTATACGCATCGTCTGCTTCATGTACAAACTCAGGGCATGCCCCATCACGAAGTATTTGTGCGCCATAACCAATTCGTGTGCGCCCATCTCGTTCATACTTAATTGCGCCTGCTGCTAAGGTGTCACGACGCTCAACAACATTGTCAATTTCACGGACGTTTTCTTTTAATCGTAAATCAGAATAAGCGGTAACGTTTCCGTTAAATGTAGTGTTGCCGCTGGTATCCATATTCATCAGCCAAATACCGCCCGCTGGACTATAAAAACCGTGCGTACCGCCATTGGACATAAAAATACAGTTATTATTTGTATTTACAGACCAACCCTGCCAGCCATTTAAGCCGGGACCATATACACAAGCATTACCATAACTCACATTTCCATCGGTCGGTTGAACTCCACGCCCATAAGAAGCAAAATAAAGTCCAGCAACGCCATTAGAACGCCACCATCCATCGGAATTATTGGTGTACGCTGGTGCGCCTGTTAGATATGCCGCATAAGAAGCTGCTGTTGCATAGTTTACAGACTGTGAACCAATGTTTGCAGATGTTATTAAATCAGCAGTCCAATTTATATTGTTTCCATTTCCACCGCCAATTTTTGCTCCTGCACTTGAATAGTTAACAGCAATAAAACCTTGAGTATCGGATGCCCCCCAGCCAATAGAAGTTCCGTATGAACCCAAACCAGAAAATGGCGCTGGTGTACTGTTCCATCTAGTAGTCGCTATTGCGGCGGCATTTGTTGTTGTGCCAAAGTATGTGCTTCTAAAATTTCCAGTAGTTAAACCATCAATAGAAGCAGTTGGAGTTAGCCTATCAACCATTAAACCAGTGTTGCCAGTAATAGACGATACTGTTGCGGAATTACCAGAGCATGAAGTAGATGAGCCAGCAATATTCATTGTCTGACCGCTAATAGCTGCGGCTACTGCCGCCGGGGTGTAACTACGAATGTAGTAATCGCTAGAATTAAATCCAGCAAAATAACCCATGCCGGATGCGTTTCTTTCCGAACCGCCGCCTGATGTATAAAAATAATTATTTTGAATATATCCGTTTACATCACGCTGAACTAATGTATTTGCACCACTAGATGCAGAATACCCGAGTGAGGTTGTCCATGCCGAACCTGTTGATACGGCAACGCCAGCCCCCGGATACACTGTTGGGCCAGTTGCGCCACTATATCCAGAATAACCGGATGTGCCCGTTGCGCCAGTTGAGCCATTAATGCCGCTGAATCCTGAGTATCCAGAATAGCCAGAAGTTCCTGTTGATCCGTTGCTACCGCTGTAGCCAGAGAAGCCAGATGTTCCTGTTGCACCATTTTGGCCACTGTATCCGCTGTAACCTGATGTACCTGTTGCACCAGTGGCGCCATTTATACCGCTGTACCCGCTGTAACCAGAGACGCCTGTTGAACCATTTTGACCGCTATATCCACTAAATCCACTATATCCTGATGCACCAGTTGTACCGTTTTGGCCGCTGTACCCAGAATATCCGGAGATACCAGACCAACCAGAAATACCAGAAAAGCCACTATAGCCGCTTATTCCAGACCATCCCGAGATACCGCTGTATCCAGAAAATCCAGACCAGCCAGAGATACCAGAAAAACCACTGTAGCCAGAAATACCAGATCCACTATATCCAGAGATGCCGGATCCGCTGTATCCAGAAATGCCACTAAAACCAGATACGCCACTGTAACCAGACGTGCCACTATAACCAGAAAAGCCGCTAAATCCGCTTGCGCCTGTTGGGCCAACTATTTCGCCAACGTTGTTCCAAACTAATCCAGTCCATACGTACAGATCGCCGTTAGAGTCTACAATATATGCGTCGTTTGGTAGATTTCCTACCAATGGTAGATCTGCAGGGGTAGCTACAGATCCTTTAATATTAATTGAGGTTCCCGGAGCTCCAGAGAAGCCGCTGTAGCCGCTTATACCCGATCCGGAATACCCACTATAGCCCGATGTTCCACTGGAGCCTGATAGGCCGCTATAGCCGCTTATACCACTGTATCCAGATATGCCACTATATCCAGATAAGCCAGAACCACTGTAGCCACTTATCCCCGACCAACCGCTGTAGCCACTATAGCCGCTAAAGCCACTTATTCCAGACCAACCAGAAATTCCGCTGTATCCTGAATATCCAGACCAACCGGAGATACCGGACCAACCAGAAAAACCGCTAAAACCGCTGTATCCAGAAATACCGCTAAAACCGCTATAACCAGATAAGCCAGAACCACTGTAGCCAGATATTCCGCTAAAACCACTGTAGCCAGATATTCCGCTAAAACCGCTGTAGCCAGATATTCCGGAAAAGCCAGATATTCCAGATTGGCCGCTATAGCCAGATATTCCGGAAAAGCCACTAAAACCTGAATAGCCAGAATATCCAGAAACCCCAGAAAAACCTGAGTATCCAGAATATCCAGAAATACCACTAAACCCAGAATAGCCTGAAATTCCAGAAAAACCGCTTAGCCCTGAAGCTCCACTAAAACCAGAAAAGCCGCTATAGCCTGAGACACCAGAAAAGCCGCTGTAGCCTGAGATACCAGAAAAGCCGCTGTAGCCTGAGATACCAGAAAAGCCGCTGTAGCCTGAGATACCCGAACCACTGTAGCCCGATTTACCACTATATCCTGAGATGCCAGAAAAACCACTATAACCAGACCAGCCGGATACTGGGCCGACGACTTCTGTTGATCCGTCGCTGTAATAAATTGTTAAATAACCCGTAGCTGGGTTATAGATAATATTGGTAATGAGTTTGCCAGGCGAGGCAGCGTTAGCGATCTGCGAAACAGACGCCTGTTTTGTTACACCACGTTGTACAATGGGTACCTGCTCGTCACCCGTTAGCGGGGTAGCAATTGGTAACTGTGTTATTGACTGATCGGCCATGTATTATGCTGTGTAAGTAAAGGCGCCGTGAGAGATGCCGTTTCCAAATGGGGACATTGCTGTTACGTCAACTAGACCAGTAACAGGATGTGCAGGAACAATTGCTGTAATTTCTGTGGAATTAACTAAAGTAAATATCGCGACAGTACCACCAAATTTTATAGTAAAAACATCCGTAAAGTTTGCGCCTGTGATGACTACTGAAGTCCCCCCAACTTTTGAACCAATGTTTGGAGTAACATTGTAAATGTATGGGTTAAGCGTCATTGGTGATGGAACAATGTTACTATTTTTGTTTAGATCACCAGTATTATTGGCGTATGTGCCATTGGTGCCCTCAATAAACATAGAGTTATCGTTAGTAAAACCGTTCTCTGTCATAATTTGATTGCCGCCGATTGGGCCGGTAGCAATGTCTACATCGGGGCGGGGAAAGCGAAGAGCAATGTTTTCAGTTTGTAGTGCTGGAAGACGCCAGGGGTCAAAGTTATCTAGGTCGTCCTTACACACCCGCATCCCCGGAAAATTGGGGTCGGGCATAAGTTCTGTGTAGCCAAACTTCCTATTGCAGCGGTCACAGACCGCTACAGATAGGACAGAGTTACCACGGGTGTCAATGTAGACAGGCATTTAACTGCCTTATAGAGCTGAAGGTAGTGCTTGGCCGTCGTTTTGAATCAAGAAACATTCAACTGCAACACTAATAGCAGCTGTACCAGTACTTGTCGAAAATTGAATTTGAAGATCTGTTTTTTCAGTAAAAGGACGGGGCATTACACGCTGTGCTGCATAGAACTGGGTAAACGGAGATTGTTGTGTTACGGACACTACACCAGATGAAGAGACGCTTTGATTTCTGTACGTTACATAGTTGGCATTGTTGCCATTGAACGAAGTATACGCGTTAACTCGACTTAAATACAAAGTATAGCCAGCTGGTACAGTGTAAATAGCCATTTGGGTTCTACCAATACCAGTATTAATCTGTGCGTATGTTGTAGTATTTGTTACATCTTTTAATGTAACTGCACCAGATGGGTTTGATGCGCTACCAGAAGTTACAAACATGCTATTAATTCGGAAATATTTGTTTACTGTTGGTACAGCAGTCGCGCCGCTTAATGTTAGTGTTTCAGATATTTGCAAATAATTTGCATCTAATCCAACAATGGTAATTTTAGCAGTATCACCAGAAGTACCTGCTAAATTCATAGTAATAGCAGAACTTGGGTATGTATAAGTCGTTGCGTTTTCCCATAAAGGAATAACTGATGTTGTTACAGAGGTTTGGTAACCATAAATATTTACGGTGCTGTGGCCCATAATTTGAGTACGAGCAACTTGAAGGTCAAAAGGCTCATAGGCCCCGACTTTAGTTACCGACTCAATTGCGTATGGTGTTGCTTGAAGGTTTGTTACTAAATTAGACATAATTAATTTCCTTTAATGTTGAAGTAGGGGGCCGTAGCCCCCTAGGCAATTAATTACGAGTTTGTGTAGCCAGAACCGTATGCAGTTGTAGAACCGTCAGTGTTACGGGCTGTGTACTCAGCAGTGAATGTGCCGGCTAAAGAACCAGTTAAAGCACTAACAGTAGCTTGGCTAAATTGCAATGTTGCATCCAAAGGACCAATGTTAGCTAACAGAGCTGTAGCAGCTGCAGTAGTAGCAAAAGCAATAGAGATAACACCACCGTTAGTTGCTGTTGGAGTAATTGTGCCAATAGCTGTAGTTGTAACAGCGCCAGTTGATGGGTTAGTTACGAGCAAATTAACAGTAACTACACCACCAGTCAAAGCTGAAGGGATAGTTGTTTCATAAAACTTAACGTTTTCAATGATGGAACCGGCTGGCAACACAAATGGAGTAGCAGTTGTTGAACCGATATCATAAGTTGGAAGAACTACAGCGCCAGAGGTTGTGGCAGCAACAGGAGCAATAAAGCTCTGTTGTGAGCAGCGAGCTGCACCAGTGTTATCTGGAGCGATTACGCCGTTGTTTGTTGGGTTGTTACGCTTAAAAATGCGTAATGGAGTTGTAAATGTTGATGACATGATATTTCCTTAATCTCAGTGGGTATCCCAAGCTGTCTCTGAGTCGTCTCACCGGGAAGTTCGGTGGTCAGAATGGGATGATTCTTCCTATACCTACTAATGCAAAAAACAGACTAATTCCGCCCTAAAATGCAAAAAAGCCACCTTGTGGGTGGCTTTTTTGTTATTGCTAGTGGTTTTATTACAAACCAGCTGTTCCAAAAATGTTACGCGCATCGTGCCAACCTGTAGCATAACGCTCAGTGGCCTTATAACGCATAGAATCAGTTTCGAAATCGCCTTCCATGGATTTCTCCATGTTACGGCGGTTAACGAGCATGAGACCATTTTCAGCATCAGTCTGAACCCACCAGGCTTTGCTAGAGGACAAACGTGTAACCACGTGTGTGCCTTTAGGCAACATGCCTGTTGATTTGATTGGGTTCAAATCGTTGTCAGCAGTTCCTGAACGGAGAACAGACTTCAGAATTACTTCTGATTGGAACTCGAGTGCAGGTGGAACTACTAACTGTTCAGCTTTCAGACGAATACGCTTACCGTTGTTGTCAACAGCAGAGCGAATTTGAATCAACATCTGTTCAACAGAAGTTTGGCTCAAAGAAGCAGCTGTAGATAACTGGTTAGAGTAAGAACCGCCGTTAGCGATTGGGTGAGCAGCGTTGATCAAAGTTACGCCATCGCCACCGATGTAGCCAGGAGTGAAAGCAAAGTTCAAAATGTTTGCACATAATGTTTCTTTAGTTTCAATCATTGACTGCGCCAAGTGTTTAGCGAAAGTTGAGCCGATACGGATGTGATCGCCGTCTTCCATCAAAACTTTGGTCAAGGCGTATGCCAAGCCATAGATTTGGTAGATGAAACGGGTGATGTACAAAGTACCACCTTGATCGTAGCTAACTGGAGTGCCGTCAGGCATTGCAGGAGCTGCGTTCATACCATAAAGCATTACTTCTTCGTGGTAGTTACGTGGAATACCTTGGATCTCTTCTACAAATCCCTTCCACTCGTCGGCGCGTTGTTCATAAACGCCATCAAAGACTTCGTTGATAATCGGTTCGACTACCGCACGAAAGTCGGTACTACGCATTGGGGTTGCCATTGCTTATCCTTTCGTATTAATTAAACGGACGTCGACGGAGCGGCGAACTGGTTGTTGCAGATCTGAACCTGAACGATTGTGTAGGCATCGCCCCAAGCATTGGTATTACCAGCTGGGTATGCTACTTCACGTCCCAATCCAACTACGCGAACTTGACCTTGGTTTGTACTACCAACAGCAGTTGCAAGCAATGCAGTAGTAGAGAAACCAGCACCACCGTTACCGATAGCATAGCCATCAGCAGTAGTATAGTTAGTTGTTGTGTCGAAATTGTATTCAGTACCGATGGCAGAAGCTGTTGCTGAGCCGTTGATTTGAGCTTCGTATACGATTGCTGGGTCAGCGAAGATCCAGAAAACGATATTTGTAGAAGCATCAAGTGTCAATTTAGAAGCATATTTAGCTACTGAACGACGACCGTCAGAGTTGGTGTACTCTACGCCGTCAAATACGCCATAAACTTTACCGCTTGATGCGGTTTGGTTGGCGATAGTCAATTGGCCAGAAGAAGTAATCGCTAAAGGTTGATACTGCCAGAAAGACTGGCCAGAACTCAAACTGTAAGGAGCACTGTAACCTGAAACACCAGTGACATAGCTGTTAGTACCGGCGAACGGTACTGCACGATCTAAACCACTTGGGTGATACGCAGGCTTCAGACCAAAGGGTTGAAATGTTGAAGACATTTATTTTCCTTTGTTATTTTTGAAGATTGATATTAAAAGCGAACATTAGCGTTTGCTTTTGCGGCTTCCTTTTCCATTTCCAAAATACCACCTTCAAGAATTGATCTACCACCTTTACCTTCTTGAGCAGAGCTCCGAACGTTTGCGGTAATATTACGTTGATGCTCGAGGGGATCCTCAAGATGCAACATTTTCATCACTTCTTGATAGATTTCTTCTGGTAACTTGAAGAGAACCATTTCATTACAACTAATACAGCCTTCAAACTTGCCCGAGCTCATTTTACCTAGTCCTTCAAAGCCTTTACCTAAATCCGAGGCTTTAACTGGTTCATAACCCAACGCTATGCGTTTGTCGATACTGTCATACGTGTTGGTTGTTGATAACCAGCACAAGTGGAATCCGGGAAGGACTCCGTTTGGCAAATCCGGCAAAGCCGAGTTTTGCCACTTATCACGAAACGCAGCTACACGCTCCTTCTTGGATAATGTTTCTGGATCGTCATTAGCGATCCGTTCTTTCGTTTCTTCGACTCGGTCTAAAAGACGGTCTTCTAAGTCACGTTTAATTCTTGGGTTCGTTGCCATTTTAATTAACCTTTATTTTGACGATCATACGAAGCATAAGCTCGGATCATTTTGTTTCGTTTTTCTGTATTATCCCATGCGCCTGCGTCTTTAATTGCTTGTACACGTTCACGGCTTAATGTGATTGTGCCAGGCTTTTGCGCTGTTGCATTAGATGATCTGCTTGAGGCTGTTGGGCCTGAAGAGCGCCTACCTTCTTTACTACCTTTACTGGTGTAGCGGTGTGGTAAACGGGACTGCAAACGATTATCTAGCTCCTCCCAATACTCAGGATCACTTGGATCCCAACCATCGGTTACGAGCTCTTGGTCAACTACTTTGGCAATTCTACTATCTGTATCTCTAGCTTGTGGATCATACCAAGAGTTCTTTTTAAGCCATTTTGTGGCATTTTGTTGAACTTCTGTTGCGATTGGGTTTGGCACATTCTGTTTTGGTGACTGTGCTTGGTCCACTTGCTGTTTTTTGTAATGCTGAGCTTGGTTAAGACGTTGTTTAGCGTCTGTTAACTGTTCTAAGTATTCCATTTGACTTACTGCATCATTAGCTTGAGCTGCTTGAAGCATTTTCATCTTAGCGTACTCAACACGAGTGGCTTCGTCTTCGATAGCCTTGTCTAGTTGTGCAAACTCGTAAGATGATGCTGTGTTTTCAACCTTAGCTAAGCGTTCTGCAAGTTCTGCATTTCGACGCTCAAGTGCATTAATCTTATTCTTTGAAGAAAGATCGCGCTGTTTCTTTAACTCTTTTTTGAGTCTTCGCTCTTCACGACGAGCTTCACGAATTGACTCGCGTTCTTCGTCAGTCTCTGCTGCGTCCATTTCGTCGTCGCCGCCATCTTCTTCATGGTCGCCGTCTTCGTTATCTTCGTGTTCTTCTTTTTTGTGTCTAGGCTCTTCTTGGTCCTCTACTTCATCTGGGACCTCCAATTTGGCGAGCACTGTGCCATCTTCCCGTTCCTTAATAGGAACATCTTTATCATTATCTGCCATACATACTTTCTACAAAGTTATTAATCAACAAACGCTTTCATTTTTTGTGCTGCTTCAAACGATTTGATCTTGGAGATCACTTCACGCGCTTGCAGTGTAATAAACACCACAGCCGCGCCATCATCTTCAGGTTGCACTACGAATCGATCGCCGCCGTACTTGATGGTGCGAACTAAATCGCCAACATTACACCAATTGCCTTCCGGCCAAGGTGTTAAATCGTCTGGACTCTTATATGCTAAGGGGCCAATTCCACGTACTTTAGCTACTGTCTCGTTATAACGAAGAGTTTGCTTGGTTTCATCCACAAGAATGATACCGCCTTTACTTGTTGTCTTTTCCCTGCGCAATTGCACCAGTACTCGGTCGCCAAGAATCTCTACACCGGGGTCTACTTCAGGAAAACACTCTAATTCTGAGCGTAAATCTGGTTCTTCCCTACTATTAAAATCAATCGCCATTCGGCAATCCCTTTCTGAATCTTACGATTCGTCGTCTTCCGTCAAAAGTTCGTCAATAATGTCCAAAACTGCTTGAAACCCCTCGGCACGGCCAACTAAGCGTTGGTAGTCCTCAAAATTGTTTACATTATGACCCGCAGTGACAGCTTCTGCGATTTTTTGCTTTTCATTTCTCATGCGAGAAATAATTTCACTGATAAAGTCTTTCATACTCTTACTAATGCAATAAAGGCGAAAAATCCGCCCTTAAATCAATAAAAGTTTCCGCCTTTAATATCTTTAAGGTTCTTACTTTGACCAACTTTGCTGTCTTTGGCCATTTTGTTGCCATTAAGAACGGCATTATTAGCGCGTTTGGAGCCTGAATTACCTTTGTCGATGGTTGTTTCACCAGGACCACCAGCATAGCCAGGGGTACCAGTCATTTTGTATGATTTGCGGAAGCCTAATTCGCCGCCGTCTTGTTTTTTAGTTGCCATTATTGTCCTTGTGGGGGTTGTGGGGCTGCTGCTTGTTGTTCTTGTTGCTGTTGTAGTTGTTGCTCATGCTGCTGTTGAGCCTGTTGTATTGCTTGTTGATGCTGTTGGTCAGCTTGTTGCAAGCCTTGTTGGTGCTGTTGGTCTTGCTGAGCTACCTGTTGCTGGTGGGCTTGGGCTTGTTGCTGTTGATCTTGCTGTGCTTTTTGAGCTTCAATCTGGTTTTGAACTTGCTGAGACTGTTGTTCAAACTGTTGTTGCTGTACAGCTAAACCGTGCTGACGTATGTCTGCCTCTGAAGTTTGAATGGCTTCTTGCGCAGACTGATTTTGTGCTGCATCAAGAGCAATTTGCTGTTGGCTCATTTGCGATTTTGCATTAATCAAGGCAATACGCTCTTTAGCAGAGTTATTGATGTTAGCCATAGCAATGTCTGTAGCATTACGTTGGTTATCAATGCTAGTTTGAGTACCGTACTTAGCTTGAAGTTCTTGAACTTTTTGCTGAAGTTGAGCGATTTCCAGTTGATAGTTTTGTTGCTGTTTCTGTGTTTCAAATTGTTGCTGAGTCTGAGCTTCTGCAGCTTTACGTTTTGTTTCTGCCATCTGTGTTTGCATAATAACCGCAGCAGTTGGGTCAGACATCATTGCAGATTGCTGTTGAGCCTGTTGAGCTTGAGCAACTTTCTGAGCCAGAGCTTGAATTTGCTGGATATACGGAGCTAAATTGGTTTTGGCGTCGTTATCTACCATACGTGACGCCAATGCAATTGCTTTTTGTGCATCGCCGTCAAGTGGTCTTTCTTTATGCAACTCAAATTTGTCTTTGCCGTTGCTAGCTTTTGCTACATAGCCACGCATTTCTTGCAAATAGTGCAATGTTAAATGCTGCTTAATATGTTCTAAAGCGTGTGGGGAGAACATAGGCCCAATAACTGGGTTACCACCGTAGGCAGGATTGTTTGCGTATTCTAAGTGAACTTGAATGTGGGAAATATGATCTTGGTCTGGGAACGCAGCAGCTGCTTGCCCCATTGTCATTGATACGTTTTCCAATGCTGGATTAGATTCAACCACACCTTGTGGGTTTGGTAATACTTCTCCAACCGCTGGAATTTTAAGCTGTCCTAAAATTCGTGAGTAAACCGCACGAAGGTTAAACATTCCTGGGGGCGCAGTAGACGCCATTTGTAAAAGTGCTTGGTTCTGAGCAAGACGCTGGGTCTCAGAGAAAATGTTAGGATCTGATACTGGGCGTACATCTGAGTTGTAAGCAAAGTCCCGAACTTCAATCTCTTCGCCGGACTGATTGTCCATTTCATCCAAGTACCAATGATTGATACGTGAAACGATTTTAAGAGATTTAGCTTGTGAACGGTGTAAACGGCCATGGATGCTAGAGAATACTTTAGCACCTTGCTCAATAAGAGCTTGGGTTGTGCCCACAGGCATTTGGTTGTTAGCTTCACCAATCTTTTCTTCTGCTGTTGTTACTACACCTTTAGCTGCAGCAGTTAACCAACCAAGCAAATCATAAAGAACGCTTGATGGTGGATTAAACGGCATTGGCATTGCGATCTTACGTACATCATCAACACCAGGTGCGCCTTCAATTTCTACTACTTGGGTTGGTTCGATTCGGTCTGACTGCCCACCAATTCGTCCACCTTTAAGTTTAAGCATTGTCTGGCTGTTGTTGATATGAGCAGCATCAAGCAGAGCGCGCAAAGAGCCAGTAAGAGCAGCGGAGAGACCGCCAATAAGATGAGGCAGTCCGATAGCGTAAGCTCCACGCCATGGGATAAATTTGAACTCCACGAACCAATCCAGCTTCTCAAGTTTTTCATCGCCGGCTTCCCAGTTACGGTAGAGTGACAGAACCTTAGAAGTAGTTTCGTCAATTGTTAAAATATATGGGGCACGTTTGCCTTCTGTTTCTGGATCTTCTTCCATGCGCATGAAACATGTAATTTCATAGATTCGGCGCAGGCCGTCAATGTTTTTGGACGGTAGATCTTTACCTTCGATTTTGTCGTTGGCTTTTTGTGATCTGGTTTGGTCGTTAAGCGGGGCATCTGAAGAGTAATCAGAATCAATATCACGGTAAATACCGGACTCAACTCGCTGTAGGAAAGTATCTTCAGTAATGTCTTGTACTTCAGTTACACGTTGAGCTGTGTAGAAGTTTGTTGATGACCAAGGTAATAAAATGTTATCAATCGGCACCCATTCGCATGTTGGACGACGTTGTTCATCGTCATAGCGCCATTTAAGGAATTGGGAACCGCCGAGTGGGAGCTGGGTCAGCAGCTGCTCCATCTCGTCACGGTATTCTGGAATTTGCTCAGTGAGCTGCCAGTTCATAAAAGTTACTTTACGATCGGCTGTATCTTCTTTTCGTTTGTCGGCATCGCCTTTGATGTTCGATTTGACAAGTCCGTCGGGCGGTAATAGTTCTTTTGACGAGGAAGCTGCGAAGTCAACGCAAGCCTCGGCCATGACGGGATGCACAACTTTAGAAGCACCGTCGAAAGTAGCACCACCAGGAGCGTCCTTACCAAGGCCGGTCCTACGAAGTCCTTCTTCGTACTGTTTATCCCTTTGGGACCGCGATTCTGTATCAACATCAATCAAGTCCAAATATTCGTTGGCAAGGGAATTTAAAGTTTGCTCATCAAATTCTTCTGCCAAGTTTGTATAGAACTCGGGATTTTTTTGCGGGCCTTGTGTTTCTTTAAAGTTAACTACTACGGAACCGTCATCCAGTTCAATGACTTCTTGTTCAACTTCGTCGTCGTCCAAATCAAATTGTTCGGCGTACGCATCCATCTCGTCGTCTTGACCTTCTTTTTCGTGAAGGTTATCTTCGGCGTCTAAATTTAGCAAGTTACTGCCTTGTTGAATCGGTAATTGTGGTTGTGCCATAATTTCTATTAATTTGGTGGATATATGTTCCTATTCATACTAATGCAAAAAATAGGGGGAATCCGCCCCTTATTGGGCGTATGGATTTGCAGTTCTTTTACGTGGGTCCTCGTCAGCATAGTCATAATCGCGGGCTGGGAGTGGATCTAACCTAATCCAGCCAGAATCACGCAGGACTCGCAGGGCTTGGGATAGTGAGTCAACATAGTCATCATGGCCACCCATTTCTGGGAATGAACAGACTTGGCGCAGGAAACGTTTGGCCCAGTCTGCAAACTCGCCTTTGATTTTGGCGTCTTCTGGAATGTAGATTTTACCTTTTGATACCAAGGGGGCTACGATATTAAGACGCTGTACTTTATCAGCCCTGCCAGGATTGTAGGCTCTTACAGGCACCCCAGAGCCCTGTAGCTCTTGGATAAGGGAGATACCTGCTGACTTATCTTCCATGAGGATAAGGTCTGCTTTACGGCCTTTACCGAATGTATTGTCTGCCCCGTATACAACTTCTTTAAAATCTTCAATTACTTTGCGGCGAAGTTCTGGGTAGGATAAATGCTGGTCCCAAGCATCCAATAGAATGGCACAAGTTCCCACGTCGGTGTTTTCAAAGATACCCCACACTGTGCAAGCTGTTGGGTCGTTGTGTGTTTTTTCTGAGGTAGCAGGGTCATAGGAAGCAATAACGTATTCTAGGTTTGGTGTTGGCTTGGAAGCCGGCCATTGCTTAAACATCTTGCGTTTGATAATACCTGCTTGCTCCGGATCAAGAATCTCACCATAAATCTCTTGCCGACCAATGTCGGTGCCGTCGTAGGTTTCTAGCTGTTTGAAAAATGTCTCGGAGAGGTTCGCCCGATTGTCATACGAGGATGCGTTTGCAACGTAGACGTCACCACCGACTTTACCTTCGTTGAGGTCAACAATGAGCTCTTTTGGCTTGGGGGTGGTGGTAATGATTTGCTGGACCCTTGGAAGGCGAGGGTCTCTAAGACGCAATGTGAACTGTACTCCGTCGTATGCTGCGTCAATATAATCGAAGGCACACAACTCGTCAAACCAAGCTCCATGGTATTGTTTACCACGATACCGTTCTGGTTCTGAAGCTGGGATTCCTTGAATGAGGCTTCCGTTGATAAGGGTAATTTCAAAGAGGGACTTGTTGTAATCTCGTATAAGTGACGCGGGTATGATATTGAGAAGACCGGAGTCTCCTTCAAAGCAAGTTGCACGGATATCATTAGAGGTTGGGGCGGTGACAAGCCAGCGAGTGTTGTCGAAGATCCAAGCGCGAATACCAATCCAATGAGACGCAGTGTGCGTCTTGCCAGACCCCCGGCCCGCAAGCATAAGAAATGTGTCATACTCTCCATCCTCAGGTTCCTTTTGGTGTGGCAGTGCCTGTAGCTTCCATTTAATCTGCCAAACGGCGGCGTCAAGCTGTGCTTTAGGCCAGTGTTGCCTTTCAGTAATAAATTTGGTAAGGGTCTTTTCTTGTTGCGGGGTTAACATACAGCTATGAATCCTTCTCCGACCAGGTAACTATTATCAGCTCCTTCGGTTTCAATGTGAACGCACAATTGCGGCGGCAACTTGGAAATTGCTTTGATGTACCTACGTCCTTGGTGTACTAAAGGCTTTGGGTGTGGTATTTGGTTATTTACTAATTGTAACTTAGATCTGAAAATAAGTATATAGCTTTTACGCTGTTCATTTATTTCCAAGGTTGTTTTATGTCCTAATGATTCCACTAGCGCTTGTATCTGTTGGACAATTGGTAGATGCCCGTTAGTAAATCGGAATAGACCGGTTTTCTTGGAGTAGGATTTGGGTTTGGCGCACAAAATACCTTTGAGCAGTTCCAATCGTTGCTCTGCAGAAGCTAAGAGATAATTGTTTGGAATTCGGTACGGAAGGTCAAAGTTAAGGTGTGACTCAATGGTTGGGTGTACAGAAAAGTACTTTTCTCCATTTGAGTGTTTGCCCCGCTCTATTATGGAATACCCGGCGTCTTTAAAGGTTTCGGTAAGGAAGTCGTGGTTGCCCTTAGAGAAGTGCATCCTTCTATTGCGGGTTTCATGGGTAAAGAACCAATAGCCAAAGATGAAAGGAGGGACGGGTAGGGACTGGTGGGGAAACTGAAGTGGCTTGGTGGTGGGTATAGAAAACGCATGGCTCCCATTGTTTTGCATTAGGTTGTCTGCTGGTAAGTCCGAAACTTTTTTAAACTTTAACGGGCGTTTGAATTTAAACTTGCCTTTGTACTGGTCTAGGCGATCACGGTAGCGCTTGTCTTCAATTTGGAACCCAAGGTGCTGGTCGCCCTCCACTGTTAGGTGGTCATTGAATGTGACACGGTAGCAGCTGTCTGACCGGTATTCTTGGACCAGGGTTACTTTTTGGAGCCTACCCTCTTTGTCAAATACGTAATCCCCTGCCCGTAGGTCATGGGCTGTCTTCCAATAATCAAGCGTTAGTATTTTTTGGTTTGCAAGGATTGCCAAAGTTTTTCATTATCCAATAATCTAGCCAATGCCCTAACGGCATCCTAATACTGCTCTCCACGGATGGGGGTAGTTTTCGTATATCAAACCGTTCTGTGACTCTTAGCCTAAACTGAATGTAAGCTGAGGTTTCTTTTGGAAACACTTCGGCAGGTACATCGGCAAGATCCATAAAGTCCTTGTTGGCTACCAACACTCGAAAGCCACAAAACTTTCTTTCTGCATTTTCCAATGCACCTTGTATTTGGTATACATACTTAGTCATACATCAACTAATGCAAAATTGCTTTTGTTTTCGCCCTAATCCAGGAAATAAACATCTCCGGGACAGGGAAGACATAGAAGACAGGGTAT